GGGGAATGCTATTAGATAGTCTGGGTTCCAATCGAGCATCAATTGATTACGAACGATACCAGCTTTCTTGCCGTAAAGATCCCAGTCTGCTCGGGCCTCCGCTACATGTATGTTTCTTGATGAGGCCCAATTAGCACAGATGGTATCAACGCCCCGAGCTGCACCATGGAAAAGGCAGTCCACGTTGTACTTATCACGGAACCAATCCAATGCGGTCCATATACGAGGTTGGTCAGTAAAATCACGCCCTCCGGTTACTAAAAGTTTCATGTAATCCTCCTATGTTGAGAGTGTACTTCAATTATTAGAGCAATGAGTGAAAAGACAAACACCAGGAAACATCCTACGATTCCTAAGAACAGAGGTAGGGTTATTAAGATGTCACAGTAAATTGCGATGCCAATTGTCAGAATAGGCAAAAATGCTGATATTAGGATAAGATTGGATAAGAATTTCATGTGAACCTCCTATTTTTGGGTGTAATACTTAGATGCACGAATCAGAACATCTCCATGACAGGCCTTCGGTGCACAAAAGCAACCCAAGGCTTTCCCTTCCAGCCACCCATCCTTTAGATAGGCTATAAGCCTTGGAGAGTTCCAAAGATGTTTGCGATAAAGCTCAATAACCTCAGAGCGGGTTCCATCCTTTCCAACTTTAAACGGGTTGCCCCAAATAGAACCACGCCCGATATAAAGATAATTATCTTTAAAGGCTACCTGGTTATACGGAATGCCTGAGATATTTATTAAAGTTGTCATGTTGTCCTCCTGTTTGTCGATTGAGTGAAGTGGTCGTTCTGGCATAATCGAGGTCGCCATTTGTCAAGGGCCGATTCCCTCCAAAGCACTCCTGCACTTGCTTTGGCTAAGGGAAGCGAGTTCATACTGGGATGCGTTTTCGATTTTTGGTCTTAATAAGATGTGCGGCTTTGCCGCCCAGTTGAAGGGACGGCGGCCCGGTAAACTTATAGGAATTACGTATTAACGTCAGATACACCGCTAGCCGTCCCCCAAAAATTAAACGAGGGACCCGGTACCCTTTACGGATGGTGCCGATTATGACAGGTTGCCACGTTCACGAGAGAGAGAAACTGCTAGCAATTACTCCTCTTGGAGTGGACTGAGAAGCAATGCTTACGTGACCCCCCGTCGTACGTGTTTAGACGGTCTTAGATAAATGTGCGTGCTCTTGCACGCCCTTCTTACGGGGTCACTTTGCTTTGCCTCGGAAGTTCAGGTGAAGTAGCAGCTTGCTGCGTTTACGAAACCTTATTGCGGCCTGACACGCTCGGTCGGAGAGCCGTCCTACGGACTCTTCGGGTTCCCCCTTGGGGTTCCGTAGAGGCCACGGCGTGTCTTAAAGAGTCTTTGATAACATTTCGAGTGCTTCGAGGAATGTACATATCTCGGTGAATTAGGGATTCTGAGTGTTACTATTCTGCAACACCGGGAAATTCATGCCTCTATCGCAAGCGGTTAGACTGTGGCATATTTACAGAATTGACACCGACTTTCTGACCCTGTACGGGAGGGGGGTAAGGGGGGAGGGAAGGGACAGAATGGCATATAACAAAAGAATGAGCGAAGCAGCAACTAAAAGAGAAGCTGACAAAAAGGAAGTGGCGGTGGTAGAGCCGCCTCCGCTAGAACCTTTGACGGTCAAAAGAGAACCGTGGAACAAGGGAAAGACACACATATCCCGTAAAACCAAGGCCGCGATTATCCACCTTGCTACGAAGGGTGGAACGATCACGGAGGCCGCAGCCGCAGTAGGAATGTCTAGGTCTGGACTCAGTAAGGCGATGCAACGTGAGGACGCAAGAGCACTGTTAGACACAGAAGTAAGCCGTCGTCTGTCTGTCTCAGCGGCCAGAGCAGCGCATACACTAGACACCCTTGTCAGTGACGCGCGCTCAGAGCGAGTACGCCTCGAGGCAGCCACGGCAGTACTGGATAGGACTGGGCATGGGGTAGGAGCGGAGCAGTTGCAACTAGGTCAAGCGGTCCAGATTCACATAGACCTAAGTGATTAGTCCCTTCAGCCTTCGAATGGAAATATTCTCAGTGAGCAGGAAAGAAATGTGCCAGAGTTTTAGCGGAATCAAAAATAGTGGTGTGTAGAGGGAGGGGGGGTTTGAAAACCTGGGTTTTCTCCCCGTCTACAGGGGTTTCCACACAAAATATTGAAAAAGTAAAGATATGACTAATACCAATTTTTCCATTGCAGATATTCAACCTGATCCACAATATTTAAATTCTCTCAGTTTCGAGGACTTGAAGCGACTCAGGGAGATTGTAAGGATGAGACAGTTTCAGCAGTTAGGCAGAATGCCTACGGATCGTGAGTGCGATCAGATGATTGCCTCGTTAGGCCCACAAATCATAGAGAAGTATATTAAAATGCAAGTAGATGCGAAGTTAAGCCGATGAAGAAAGATGATCCTGACCTTCACCTTGTTTCGTTGGTTCATCAGCGAGCCGAGAAACAGGATAGTGAAAAACCTCCTTTTGCATTGCTTCCTACGGAAGCCCTTGAGCTTGTTGCCTGCGCTCTCGATCATGGAGCAATCAAGTATGAACCTCATAACTGGGCGCTTGGGACTGATTGGTCGAAGTATCTTTCGGCGTCTCTCCGCCATATTTTTGCGTGGAATGCCGGCGAGGACAAAGACCCGGACAGCGGATTACCCCACCTCTCTCATGCAGTATGCTGTCTCCTTTTTTTACTGACGTATGAGGTCTATGATATCGGAACTGATGACAGGCTAAAGCTAAGGACGCCTTCCGATGAGCAACCAACACCAGATAACCTTCAAACCTGATGGACGTATCGTTCGTGATTTTATGCGTGATGATTCTTTTTGCAGGGGTATTCGTGGTCCTGTTGGGAGTTCAAAATCTTCCGCTTGCGTTATAGAGATCCTGCGTCGTGCATATCAACAAGAACCTGGCCCTGATGGAATACGCCGCACGAGAGCCATCATTGTCCGTAATACGAATCCGGAGCTTAAGACTACGACGATCAAAACGTGGCTGGACTGGGTTCCGGAAAACGTATTTGGGAGGTTTAATTACCAGCCTCCATTTACGCATCGCATCCGTGTGGATGATGTTGACCTCGAGGTAATCTTTCTCGCGCTGGATCGACCGCAGGATGTAAAAAAACTTCTCTCTCTCGAGAGTACGATGATCTGGGTGAACGAGGCCCGCGAAATCGATAAGGCTGTCGTTGATGGCTGCACAATGAGAGTCGGGAGATACCCTCCAATCAAGGATGGCGGACCGACCTGGTACGGTGTCATTATGGATACCAACGCTATGGAGCCTGATCACTGGTGGCCGCTGGTGGCGGGCGATGCCCCGATCCCTGATGATATGCCTCCCGATGATGCCGCCATGCTGGTAAAGCCGGACAACTGGAAATTTTTTAATCAGCCAGAGGCCATGTTCGAGGAGCTCAACGATCAGGGTGCGGTAATCGGATATTTGATGAATCCAAAAGCCGAGAATACAAATTATCTCCCACCGGACTATTATCATAATATGGTTCGGGGAAAGACCCGCTCATGGATTAATTTATACGTCCGGAATCGCTTGGGTTCGGCACAGGAAGGGAAGATGGTTTACCCTCAGTTCCGAGAGGAGATCCATGTTGCCAAGCAAAAAATACACCCTATTCCCCATATCCCCATCCATGTGGGAGTTGATTTTGGTCTAACCCCCGCTGCTGCCATCGGACAACGGCTTCGAGGCCGGTGGCTTGTCCTGCATGAAATTTGCGCGAGGGACATGGGCGCAGCCCGATTTGCAGAACAATTAAAAATTGAATTGCGGCGGATTGCTCCCGGTGCTGAGGTATCTCTATGGGGAGATCCCGCGGGTGATAGCCGCGCCCAGACAGATGAGAAAACCCCCTATCAGATATTTCGAGCTGCCGGATTGTCTATATTGCCGGCTCCAGGGAACAATGACTTTGTGTTGAGGACAGAAGCTGTAAATGCCACATTAAATCGAATGGTCGATGGAGAACCGGGCTTTCTGCTTTCTCCGCAATGTCTTGTCCTCAAGGCAGGGTTCAACCGTGGGTACGCGTATCCGCGACTCCAAGTTAGCGGCGCAGTACGTTATGGAGATCGGCCTGTAAAAAATCGATACAGTCACCCACATGATGCCTTACAATACATGATGCTTGGAGCCGGTGAAGGGTTCGATGTTATTAAAGCTGCCAAATCACAGTCTCCGAAACCTGTTGTTGCTACCAAATCATTTAACCCGTTTGATAGAAGAAGAGGTGACTTATTCAACCGCAGGAGATTGGCGGCACGATAGCCGAATGGGTTGTTGTATTCCACGATGGTCCCAAACATCAATTCTGGTGGGCTCCTTGGACATCTCCAGGGTTTCGCCATGTAAGTTTGTTAACCTTTACACACGGAGCGTGGATATTACTAGATCCAAGATTAAGTCAAATGGAGTTAAGAATTTTCTCTTCCGATGAGATGAATACCTATGTAGCCTGTATTAATGTGGCGGGTGGTTCATTCCTCCGAATGCCGGTTTCCGTGGTGCGGTGTCCACAACCCCTATCTCCAATGTATTGTGTTACCGTTGCAAAACGTCTATTAGGGATTCAGAGCTTGGCGATCACTCCCAAGCAACTCTATCATGGTCTTATTAAGCGTGGCGCATTGAAAATATTTAAGTACCAACCAGGGGAAGAATAATGGCCGGAGCAGCATCAGGCATACCAGCAAATGGTAAAGCTTATGGGGTTGGCCCACCAATGCGTCACCCAGCACTACCTAGAGCGGCACTGAAAAGAAGTTCTAGCAGAAGTACTCCAAGTGCAAAATCAAAGTTTGTTCCCACTAGTCGATATACCTCTCAGTCATTAAGAATGGCTTCTATTTTATATCCGGGTTCAGGATTGGAGATGAGTGGCGGTCCTTATGGATCTGGTGAACTGGGTTTCCCAAAACAAAAGAAAAAAGAAGAATTAGGCGCAACAGCTCCAACCGGAGCAGGGACGATAGCATAATGGGTGGTTTATTTGGGAGTGGCAAAGTAGATAACAGTGCAATGCTTGCAGAGCAGCAACGTCTACGTGAACAACGAGAAAAACTTGAAGCCGAGACAGCCGAAAAAGAACGACTTGAAGCTGAACAACGGAGACTGCGATTGTCCGGAATGTTTGGTAAGAAATTATTAATGACGGAAGATGAGACTGGTTTTGACAAAAAGAAAAAGAAACTTGGAGAAGGTGCTGATATTTATAATGATCCAAACATGGGGGCTTAAGGAATCAACATGCTTCCAAAAGAACAACTAGATCAACTATGTCGTAGATTCTCTACTGCACAAGGAAAATGGAATCAATGGACTGGTTTATGGCAAGAATGCTATGACCTTACCCTTCCTCAAAGAGAACGTTTTTATGGAGAAGATACAAGAGGCTCAACAAATGCTGATAGGATATTTGACTCTACTGCGGCAATTTCTATGCAGGAATTTGCGTCGAAAGCACAAGACGGACTAACGCCTGAATTTTCTCGATGGGCTAGATTAACTCCCGGTATTCTTCAACTACCAGATAGAGAAAAACGAGAACTTGCAAAAGGTCTTGAAGCAATTACTAGCGAAGTATTTCAAGCAATTCATCGATCCAATTTTGATAGTCAGGTCCACGAAGCCTATATGGATTTAGCTATCGGTACAGGGAATATGATTTGCAATGAAGATCCTGATGATGATCTTCATTTCACTACTGTACCACAAACACAGATCATTTTAGATGCTGGTCCTACTGGTACAGTAGATGGCCGGTTTCGTATGCGTTCCATGCCTCTTGAACATATTATGCTTGAATGGCCTAAAGCGACTTTACCTTCTCAAACAACTCAGGAAGGCCAACAGGACCGTAATAAAAAGTTTAGTATTGTGGAAGCAACTTATAGGAATTGGGACGTCAAAGATGCTGAAACTTGGCATTATTGTGTATGGTTAGAAAATCCTCGGGAGTCAATATTCCTAGATACATATAAAGGACAGGGATCTTTACCGTGGGTAAATCCACGTTGGAGCGTTGCCAGTGGCGAGGTTTATGGAAGAGGACCACTTCTCAATGTTCTTGGGGATGTGAAAGTCATCAATCT